ACGCCGACCCAACGGGCTGCCGGACTGCCCAGCCGATGTCGGCAGCGCCCGCAGTAGCGGATTGGGCACTCCAGCGAATGCCCGCC